GCAGAAAGAGTTGCAATTCAACTTAAATATAATATACAACCTGAACCTGTTTCTACATTATTAATTAAAAAATCTAATTACCTTGAAGATGGTAATGAAACGTCATTCGTAAAAGACTTAACAACAAATTTCTGTAATTTATTCGGAATTGGTTGGAAAGTCGTTGATGCGGAGATGGAACGTTTCTCCCTCCTTAAGATACTCTCATTGTGTATCCTAGGAATTCTCACTCTCATGTGTGGAGGGTGGGTCTTAGTTTTTGGTACTCTCAGCGGCGTCTGGGTTTACCTTTGCACTGTAGGTGCTATTGGCTTTGGTTTTAGAAAACTTTGGACTACAACCTTTCTAAAAACTAAAACTTGGGTCAAAGCTAAAACTCGAACTTTTTGGTTTAAGTGGCTTATTGGAACGACTGTTCTCGTGTTTTTATGTAGTATATTGTACTATGTCTATAAACGAAGACAATCCCAACAAGCTAAACAAAAACTCGAAAATGTAGAGTCTATCTACACAAAAGATACAACTGTCACTGAAGTTACTTTTAAAAATGAAAGTAAATATGTCGGTGCCCAAGAAGTTTGCAATATATTGCAACAATCATGTACTTTATGTGGTTTTGCTTTAGGAATTTTTGGTGTAGCCGGTACCGTCGTTTCTTTGTGTAAAATAATAACACAACGAAAGTTTTTCGTCATGGCTGGTTTCTCAAATCGTTGCATGGCTGTTTGGAACAATGCTTCCAACGGTCCTACAACTGAGTTACCTAATGGTGATACAGCTTACGTTCTTGACAATCCTTGGTATTTATCTAAAAAATTAAAAACTGTTGCCAAATTTGAAAGATTCTGGCGTAATTTAGAAAGTAATGATCGTAAGTTCATTCTTTTAAGCGGTGCTACTTTTGTAGTGCTTGCTGCTTATGCTTTATCTATGTCTGATTTGAAAAAATGGTTTTTAAGAATAAAAGGTATGTGCAACTTTGAAAAATCTTTGGATGAAGAAGTTACCAAACCTTGTATTAAAACAACTTTAGAAGATGTCATGCAAGAATACCCCCAAGTTTTTAAAAATAAAACTATTTTATATAATGCTGATCTTGTTGAAGAATTTGTTAATGAAACAAAGACTTTTAAAGGTCAAAGACTCAGAAAACAGAAAAATAAAGGACATAAAAGGTCTCGAAGAAGACATCCTCCTAAATTTTTCTCCTCTCGTAATGAAATGCTTGAATATTATCCTGGTATGGCTAATCTAAGTGAAGTTCTCCAAAGAGCTTTCTTAGCAAAACATGGCGTACTTAATCAGTGGGATTCTGCTGATGCTTCCGGGCGTATAGATAAAGCTAAATTCGTTGCTGATTGGAATGAACAACAACGTGATCTTGATAGACAACATGCTGAAAACGACAGACGTGATGCTATTGCAGACCAACAAAGCTCTAGTAATGCTTTCATAAATGATTGTGCAAATGAAAATTTATCAAGTGTTAAGGATGCTGTAGTTGGGTATGTTGGCGATTTAATTTATAAAAAAGAAAAAGAAAAAGAAAAAGAAATTATTCCTATAAGTGAAACACATTATGCTGTTCATAGCGAAGAAGCTATGGAAGTCAACCCTCATTGGATAGCTAAAGCTACCTTTGTTGAAAAAATAGGTGATTATTCTAATAATCAAATTGAACAAATTTTACTTCAAATAAGCGATGACACTCTTCGCGGTGAAATACAATCTGCTCGATTAAATCTTAGATTAACTAAAGTTAAAAATGAATGTGTTTCGGATAAAAAACTTCTTGTTGCCAATATAAAAATAAAACAACTTATTGGTCAACTTCAAGATGAATGTTTATCTGAAGAAAAATTAGCTAAAGCTCAAAAACATATTAAAAAACTTGAAAAACGTATAAAAACTCAAAATGCTACAGATGCACTGATAAAAAATTTAAGGTCTCAAATAACTCAGTTTAAAGCCGTTAATAAAGACAAAGTCAAAGTCAATTCAAAAGAAGTAAAAAATGAAGTTATGCAACCTGGTTCCAGTATAATTGTATATGGGTCTGTTATTAAACGACTCGGTACAATTAGAAAAAAATTAGATGCTAAAAACTCTCCCGAACAGATTCGTGGTAGAGGTTTTGGAATTGGTAATCAATTCGTAACTGTATTACATAATTTTGGAAAAACTAAATCAGAAAAGAAAGCTACCTGGACTGTAGATTTTGAAGGTGAAGGCTATACTTTACCTAGAGAAAACGTAATCTCTGAACCAAATGGATTAGATGCCTGTAGAATTAGCAAAAATTCTATAATCGGAGCTACTGGAGTTAAAAGCTTCAAGATAGCACCAATGAATTACTGTACTGACGTAGAAGTAGTTTGTTGGGGTATTGATAAAGATGGAAATGATGCTGTTTCAATTGGACGATGTACAATTGTCCAAGGCGATGTGTATGCCATACATACATGTAGCACTGAACCAGGTTTTTCCGGATCTCCAATCTGTTTAAATAAAATCCCTTATAATGTTGTAGCTATACATAAGGGTGGTAAGACCGGTGATGTTAATGCTGCTGTCTCTCTGTTGGGAGATACTGGCAAATGGATCTTATCTCCAAAAAACTAATTTGGGATCATTTGAGATTGGTAAACTTTTCCGATTACCGATATAATGATGTTTTAAAATCATTGTATCCACCAATCTCATGCCAAACCTTAGATTTTAAATATCTATCCCTCCAGATCCCTACCTATTTCCAGAAAGGTACCTCCCTCGTAAAATGGAGTACTTTTCTTAATTATTACCAAGGAGAAGCAATTCATGCCTATTTACCAGCCCCTCAGTGTAAAGAAGTTGTTCTTAACAAAGTCAACAATTTTACAGTACCTTTGTGTCAAAATTATGATGCAGAAGTATTTTCTGATGCTTATAAAGTCATGTCTCAGTTTCTCCATCCTTATTGTGACAATTCCTCAGTCTTGAGTATAGAAGAAGCATTCGACAGAATGAATCTCACCAAGTCGGCCGGGCGCCCCTGGTCAGGAATTGTGCACGATGAGAATGGAAAATGTACCAAGCGTGGTCTCTTTAATGATTTCCCTAGACTTTTATCTGATAATTGGATTTCTAAATTCAATACTAGGTTTATGTTCAGTGGTTACACTAAAGAAGAACTGCTACTTGCAGAGAAAACTTTTTACATTGATCCGAACGGAATGCCTGTTATTCCGGGAACACGCTTGTTCTTTGCTTCAGATCCTGTGCAAGTACACCAAGACATGATGTTATGTGGTGATGCTAACAAAAAACTTTATGAATGCTGTTGGCCCTCAACCCCTCATGCCCTTGGTTGGTCCAAATTCCATGGTAACTCTGAGCAGTTATTTGCGGCACTCCCAGAGCGGTGTATCATAGCGGACGTATCTAATAAAGATGCAACTACTACTAAATCATCAATGTATTGGTGTGCTCAGTTCACGTACGATTGTTTAAAACTTTCTGAAAGAACTGATCATGTCTTACATAAACTCTGTGGGTCAATTTCTGCCACCATTTATTCATTAGTCATGTTGCCAACCGGTGATGTGGTTTCCCTTACTAGAGGTAACTGTAGTGGACAACTCAATACTTCACGTGATAACACCCTGAATTTGTTTCAGGTGCTCATTTATGATATGCTTATCCGTGGAATAAATCCTTTCTTGCATTTAATTGTATTTTTTATGATTATTTGTGGTGATGATAGTGTACTGGATGATCGAAATTTCGATAGAGATCATTTGGTTGCTACCTTTGCTACTTTTGGCATGCGTTTAAAAGCAAGTGTCGTTGATAAGAAAGATGTTGAGTTTTGTTCTCACAAATTTGTTAAGATTAAAGACAGTCTCGGTATGTCACATATGTTAATGGCATTACCCGAAGAGAGGCTTCTTTCTTCTTTGTACCATGGTTACAAGAATCTAACAGAAACACACATTTTTGAACGACTTTGTTGTTTGTCTATAGAATGTTTCCCTTATACGTGGTTGTATGAGTTAATTTTAGATATCCTTGATGACCTTGGTGCCCCACACTGTTACCGTCTCACCATTGCACAAATGGAAAGCCTGTGGTATGGTTGGGAAGTAGTTGTTGATGTTCCAATGATTGCTTCTCGCTATACTCAAAAATCTATAAACCGGTGGCTGCCTTAAATATTTGTCAGCCGGTTTTAAAACTATATAACCAGTAGTTTTTACCTAATATCCAACCTTTATTTATCGCCTTTTTAGATAAATAATACCTTGTGCCTAAATAAATAATTAATACCTATTTTCTGTTGTTAATTATTGCCATTTTTTCAATTGGAGCAATTTTTACTATAATTGTTTCATTACTATTCTCAGTCCTTTTATACTTTAATATAGAATGTCTTCTAAAATAACTAGAAAAGAAAAATCCAAACGTATGCGTCAGTCAAAAGCTGATAAAGCGATTTTTAGGCGTGCAACCAATGTCCCTAAAAAGGGAAAGAAATCAAATCCGCGCATACGAAAAACTGTAAGATCTCGCAGATCAGGAAAAAGTAAATTTTCAGATTTACCTGGTGCCTATGGTTCAGTTATTGAAACCAATCATAATGCAAATACGCATACTGATTCAACTCAAATACCTTTTACCAATATGATAACTAGTGTTACAGCAAATACCTTTGAAATCAAGTCATTTGACGTTAGTGCCGTTAATTCAGCACTTTTCCCTTGGGAAAGTCAGATAGCTGGAAATTTTGAAGAATATCGTATAAGAGATTTAACCATATGGTACATGCCAAGAGTCGGAACGGACTCCTCTGGTTTTATGTCTATGGCCTTCTCTTATAATGCTCAAGATACTACTCCAACTAATGAATTCGAATTATTTACTTATGCCAAAACTGTTCGTGGATCTATTTTCCAAAAATTAAAAATTGATATGAAAGATTCAAAGTGGTTATTTTGTCAACCACCTGCCTTACCTGCTGAATATGATCTCAAGACTTTTCAGGCCGGAAGATTATTTCTGGCTTGTGTTAGTTCTGATATTAATACAGTAGTAGGGTCTATATTTTTTGACGCTAAATTCGACTTTAGAAAACCTAAAGAAAATAAGCGAATTACTGCTACTCAATCTATGGGTGTTGAAGATACTGCTGATAATCATGCAGCAAGAAACTTCTTCGCTGGTACTGATCACTTTGGAAATGACTCACTTATCAAAGTTAACGATAGTGAATATCGATTCGTGACTCCTGGAAAATATGTCATCCCTGCTCAAAAAATCATAACTGAAGCTGCAGCTACTTCAACTACAGTTCCCTCTTCAGCTACTTATAAATCTCAATTAAAAGATTTAGCTGTTGGTTTCCTTCGTTCAAATGGAAACTTTCTTGCAGATTCTACTTATGGTAGTGTTGGTTTAGCCTCTGAACCTCAAGTTCAAGCTTTAACTGCTACTACTCCTGCATCTTCTGTTGCTGCTATGAATTGGGACTGGATCTTTACTGCTTTAAAACCTAATGCTGTTTTAAACACCGCTATGAAACCTGGAGGTGGAACACCAGAGATCTTCAACTCTTCTACGGGAGGTTGGGGGTCTCTATGGGACACTTTTTCCGCCAGTGCTACTGTAGCTATGAAAGCCGCTCCTTATTTGCTGCCTTTAGTCTCTTTGTTCTTGTTACAATATGATGAACTTTATGAAGAAAGACTTAAAGCTGGAATATATGACGAACTCATAGCTTATGAAGTACCAACTAATATGATGCCTAATTATTACATTATGCCTGAAGATGGTGAAATTTTTAATGGACTTAGTTCAACCGACTGTCAAAAGATTGTTGAATTAAATAAATTTGAAAAAGGAATTTCCCATTCTTTGACTAAAACTGGTGAAGTGGTGTCAACAATTTGGAAAACTTTAGATGGCAAAGACTTTGTTCGCAGGAACAAAGTTCTTCCAACTAGAATGAGAAGAATGAGACAAGGAAATGCGGTTGTCGAAGAAGAAGAAAGTTCCTCTTCCAATTGCAGTTTCAGTTCAAGCAAAATTGATGCTACAGTTTGTAAAAACTGTGGTTCTTCTTATTCTTATCATTAATCTACATTAAAACAAAACAAAATAAAAATAAAATAAAATAAAACCAAAAAATAACCTACATGAAATTAAAACTTATGGAACCCTCTGTGGTGGAGGCAAGTACAATTGTTTAATTTAATTTTGTGTGGCGGGTATTATTTATACGTAAACGTATAAAAATTCACTAATGAACTTTATTCAGACAGTGGAGTTAACCTCCCAAATGACGAATAAAAATTTGTTAGGTAATTCTTATGACTTTTTACATATTAATTATCCCCCCGTTTATA